AAACGATGAGTATATGCAAACTCCTGCTGATTGGATAGAAACAATAAGATTACATCTCACAGGCACAGGAACTACAGTTGTTAACTTAGTTTCAAGAGATGCTATGGCTGACAAACGTCAAGCTCAGAGTGATGCCACAGGAACACCAATAATGTACACACACGCAGATGGACAATTTCAATTGTACCCAACTCCGGGAAACGACACAGATTTTGAGTTGCTTTACTATCAGAAAGTACCATCCCTTAGTAGTAACTCAGATAATTGGCTTTTGCTAGAAGCACCTGATGTATACCTTTACGGAGCGTTATTACACTCAGCACCGTATTTAGCAGAAGACCAAAGGGTAGCAGTTTGGGCGCAGATGTATTCTGCCGCAGTTGCTAGATTAAATGAATATTCTGACAATGCACGTTTTAGTGGGTCAGGGTTAACACTTAAAGTGAGAGGATTAGTATGAGTTTTTCAAACTTCTTAGAAACAGAGATATTAGACCACGTATTTGCAGGTGCGGCTTACACAGCTCCATCGACTAAATACTTAGCGTTATTTACAGCACTAGCAGATGGCGAAGCAGGTTCAGTAACTGAAGTTACTGGTGGTGGTTATGCACGTCAAACTGTTGCATTTACAACATCAGGTAACACTACGTCTAATAATGCGGCAGTAGAATTTCCTACAGCTACAGCTAACTATGGAACAGTAACACACGTTGGTGTTTACGATGCTTCATCATCAGGCAACTTAATGGCTTATGCGGCTTTATCGTCAAACAAGACTATTGAAACTGGTGACGTGTTTCGTGTGCCATCAGGTGACCTAGACATTACACTTAACTAATTAAGTAAATGGCTTTTGAGTATGGTGAATCGTATTTCGGTTTACGTTCATTTGGCTCAAGTGCAGGTGATGTAAAGGATGCTTCTGCTACAGTAACTGCTACTTCAGGTGCTAATGGTGTAAATTGGATTACCACAATGGGTGGTGACGCTTCTACGACTGTTACATCTAGTGCCACTTGTAGTGGTGAAGTAGTCATTATTGAAGATACTTCTTCTCGTCTGTATGGCGATTGGCAGTATGGTGTTGGTGTATTTGATGGTGATGACAACTTACAAACAGTAGTCACAGCAACCTCAAGTGCAACAGCAGTAGGTGCTAGAGTAAGAATTGCAACAGCTACTGCAACTGTTAGCTCAGGAATGACTGTCGGTGTTAGACGTGTACCTGAAGGTTCAGCACTTATTGATGGTGCTTCAACTACTACTGTTACGACAACTGGTAATGGTGCAAGAGTAAGAACAGGAACAGCTACATCGACTACTACATCTAGCGTAACTGAGAGTGTGATGCGTGTTCGCACAAGTCCACAGACAGCTAACGCTGTAGCAACGATAACAGCAAGTGGTGTCTTTATGATTAGTGCATCAGCGACTGTTAGTGTTGCATCAACAAGCGCGGCGATATGTAATCGTGTTAGATTTGGCTCAGGTGTACCAACAGCAGTAGCCAGTATTACTGTACTCGGATTTGCTACAAGGGGTGGAATTGCATCAACGAGTAGCACTCATACAAATGAGGTAACTGTTGCTAGTGTGAGTGGTGCTAATAAATACTTTGTAAATGGCGTACAACAAGAAGCACAATTCTTAGTTGAAGGCAACACCTATGTGTTTAATTATCCATCAGGACATCCATTAAGATTTTCTACTACCTCTAATGGTACACATGCAAGTGGAACAGAATATACAACAGGTGTAACGCATAACTCATCAACGCAATCAACTATAGTTGTAGCAGATGGAACGCCTGACTTGTTTTACTATTGTTCTTTGCATTCAGGCATGGGTGGCACAGCAACAACACCAAATAATTCTACAAACTCAAGCACAGCAAGTGACTCAGAGAAAATATTTCAAGGTCATGCAGTTACGCAACCTGAGTCAAGTATTACAGCAACATGCAACAGAGTACAGCGTGTCGGTGGTATAGTATCATCTACATCAGGAACAGCTACAATTGGTAGAGAGAAATGGGAGTTAATAACTAATAACTCTGTAACTTGGACACAAATAGCGGCTTAATATGGCATTAATACCTTTAGACATTCCACCGGGGCAATATAGAAACGGTACTGACTTCCAAGCCTCAAATAGATGGAGAGATGCTAGTTTAGTTAGATGGCACGATGGCTCTATGCGACCTGTTGGTGGGTGGACAACTAGAAAAGCTAGTGCATTTGCATCAGCACCAAGAGCAATGCTTTCATGGCTTGATAACTCAAGTGACTCATATCTAGCAGGTGGCACATATAACAAGCTTTATTATGTAAATCCCTCTAGCACAGTTTACGATATAACACCATCAGGATTAACATCAGGTAGTTTGAATGGCTCACTAAATCTTGGTTATGGCGGTGGTTTTTATGGTGCAGGTAATTGGGGTTCAGCACCAACAAGCACAGGTGTTTACCAAGAAGCGACCACTTGGTCACTAGATACTTGGGGTGAATACCTTATGGCATGTTCATCAAAAGATGGAAAGATATATGAATGGCAACTTAACACAGGTGTTGTGGCACAAGTAGTTGCTAATGCACCAACAGGAAACAAAGGTTTAGTAGTTACAGAAGAAAGATTTGTATTTGCATTAGGTGCAGGTGGTAATCCTCGTAAAGTGCAATGGTGTGACCAAGAAAACAATACATCATGGACACCGAGTGCTACTAACCAAGCAGGTGACTTTGAATTACAGACTGTCGGTCAAATCATGTTAGGGTTACGCATGAGAGGTAGAACGCTTATCCTAACTGACAATGATGCACACGTAGCTAGTTATTCAGGCGCACCATTTGTATATGGATTTGAAAGAATAGGTACAGCGTGTGGTGTTGCTTCAAGACGTGGTGCTGTAGCTATTGATGAAGGTGCATTTTGGATGGGTAAAAAAGGGTTTTTTACATTTGATGGTTCAGTAGCTAGTGAAATAGCATGTGAAGTGTCTGATTACGTGTTCGATGACATGAACCCTTCACAAATAAGCAAAGTTTATGCATTACATAACTCGCAACACAGCGAAATATGGTGGTTTTATCCATCAGGAACAGCAACGGAGAATGATAGATATGTGGCATTAGATTATAAAGAGGGTCATTGGACTACTGGTGAATTAGATAGAACAGCAGGAGTTGACCAAGGTGTGTTTACTAACCCAATATGGGCAGATGCTAGTGGTAATCTTTACAATCAAGAAACAGGTTACACGCACACAGGGTCAACAAAACCATATGCTGAGTCAGGCTCTATTAGTCTTGGTAATGGTGATAGCATTATGAAAGTAACACAACTTATACCTGACGAAAAAACACAAGGGCAAGTTGCAGTTACATTTAAGACACGTTTTTATCCTAATGATAGTGAGACATCACATGGTGCATTTACGCTTGGTAATCCTACAGATGTTCGCTTTCAGGGTAGACAAGTGCGTATAAAAGTACAGGGTACAGGTAATGACAACTGGAGGTCGGGAATAATGCGTATTGAAGCAAATGCAGGAGGTAGGCGATGAGTGTTGCAAATCCTCCACCTCCACTAGGAAAAGATTGGAAACCTTGGGGTGAGCGATTAAATACGTTTATAACAACGACTCGCAACAAATTACAATTTTATAATGCAGATAGTAAAGCTACACAAGATGGCATTATTATGTGGGATGAAGCTCAGGATTGCCCTGTAGTTTCTAAAAATGGAGCTTGGATTAGGATAAAATTAGACCCATGAGCATAACAGAAGATTTAATGCGCGGTAAAGCATGGATAGAGTCAGCACTTAAAAAAGGCGGCAATACCCATAATTTTAAAGACATTGTAGATGGTGTTATGAGTGGTGATTTCCAATTGTGGATGGGGTCAAACGGATGTGCAGTAACCGAAATTGTAGTGTATCCTAATAAGAAAGTGTTACATGTGTTCTTAGCAGGCGGCGATAAAGGTTACGGAATACATCAAATTACAGATATGCATGATGATGCAATAACTTGGGGCAAACACCAAGGATGTATAGGGATGACTGTTACTGGTCGAAGAGGATGGAAAAAAATCCTTGAACCTAAAGGTTGGTCAGAACAGTTTACAACATTATTAAAGG